CTATGACTTTAGCACCGTGTGCCATTGTCGCGCTCAACATAGGCTCTGCTAAAGACTGCTTAGATATATAAGATGGTTTTGCTAGAGCTTGGAATGTCCACCACTTATTGAATGTTTCATACAAAGACTTGATTGTTTCACCAGATTGCTCGAATGGATCGGTAAGCTTTCCAGTTTTTTTGCGCTTTTTGAACTCAGCCTCAATGACACTCCAGGGTGAAAAACGAAAAGACTCTATCAGCTGACGTTGCGTCTGAGGGCCATCAGCAACTAGGCGCATACCTGTATGGTCAAACGCGTAACCCTTTTGCCCAAGATTTACCGTGATGTTATTTACTGTGCTTCTAATGGTGGCAACCATATTTTCGATTGCGGGTTTATCAAAAAATCCATTGGTTTGAGCGAGGATAAGACCCATCTCATTATCAATTTCTTCGAGTACTGCCTTGCGCTCAATAGCATTTCTAGCAGATAAAAGTTTTGCAGAAGCTTGAGCTCTATACTCTGCTGCGGTAATGGTTTGTTTCGGTGCTATGGTAAGAACATTAGCACCGTTAGCGAATAAGTCCATATCATCAAAAACAGCATTGAGTTCAGTGACAGAGTCAAACGGGCGAGAACCAGAGAAACTCACGTGTCCGAGAGGTAGCTTTGTACCAACAAATCTAATCAGCATCGTTGCAGCTTTTGGATTACCAAGAATTATGGAATCAATTGCTCCAAGTTTGCTAAAATCTCGAACTGTAGCAGCGGCTTTGAAGTCTTGGACTTTGCCACGGACTGTCCGAAATGCACCTTTTCCTATGATTGGATCCATAGGTGCATAGTCTTTACCAAACATCCAGGGTGTTTTTGTGTTAGGATCTATGAATGCGTCTCTAACAAAACGATATTCTGGAACCCTACTGATAGCATCGTCGAATGCAGCATTCATACGAGCCCAGGCTTCTGGACTGAAATCTGGTGGAGTTGTCGACTTAACGTACCGAGCAGCTATCTGCGCCTGTACTTCACCTATTTCAAGAAGCTCTGAAGGAGCTGTTCTTGCAAGTCTGTCAAGTGCAGGAAGATAACCTTTGTCAGCAAGCAGTATATCTCGAACCAACTCTGGCGACTTAGCTCTGGTGAGGGGACCAATAAGATTCTCGTTGTTGCTGTAGTTAGACCAGATCTGTGCTACTAATGATTGATCTTCCGTATTGGCTATCTTGAGTACATCGTCAGAAAGCGTTGATCCTTTGCCTCCGGCACCCTGTGCAAAAAGGATTCCTTCGTCGATATCCTTTTCCATAAGGGCTGGAGTTTTACCCTTTGTAGAAAGACCTACTCTGCGAGCAGCCAGTTTGCTCCAGCTGGCAATCCTGCCGAATGCTCCACCAATGGCAACGTTTGATACGATGAAGTCACCGGTACCAGTAAAGTAACGGCCTACTACGTTATCAACAAAGTTTTCCTGAATGCTTGTGTCATCCCAGAGATCAACTTCTTCTAAGTCGATTCCTCCAGTAGCAAGCACTGCTTTAGATATACCCTTGATTGGCGTAAGGTCAGACTTGGTAAGTGCTTGAAAAAGACTTACCTTCTCGCTTCTATTGTAAGCTCTTTTTAAGTCGCTAAGCTGAAATCCTTTTTCAAACTCGTCACTCTGATAGAGTGGGGAGTCCATATCAGTAATTAAACCAACAGTGCTGATTGGGCGAGTAATATAAGGAGCTATAACATTATCGTGTAGAGCTACGCCAGCCTTAAGAACCAAGTCATTGCTAAGAGCTTGCTCTTTAACATTGTACTTGATATTCTCTTTGATTCCCTCACGAGCCTTTTGCTTAAGCTCAAGTTCAGATAGAGGCTTTGCTGTTCCAATGTCCACGGCAGCAGGAAGAACAACATCGCCTACGGCTTGACCTGGAGATGAGATAGCACCAGCGGCAAGTCCGCCGATAAACTTTGCTCCGCCTACAACACTCTTACCAAACTCATATACTATTTTACCAGAAGGTTTGGCGACATAATCAACAAAGTCGTTCCATAACGACATTATCGCCTCCTGTAAATTCTGTTGTTTCCGCCCCTTGGCAACTCATTGGTTATGGCCTGAATGAAATCGTCACGGTCATCTGCCGAATCCCAGGGCACAAGAGCAAGAGTCATTATAATGCCAGCATTCTCGTAGCCGAGAGATGTGGCAAACTTATCAATGTTATCGAAAAGCGAACCTCTATCGAAAGCTTTCACTTAAGATTATCCATCAGATAACTTAGGAAGCTTTTATACGAATCCGGTGCGTCTGGCATCTTGCCAGCCATCAAAAGAGATGGGAGGTACTTAATAACAATATCTTGGTTTTCAATCTTTCTATCTCCGCCAAGACTTGCTGGAAGAGCCTCAGTTCCTGGGCCAGGTCCAAAGTTAACCCCAGCAGTCATAGGTTCTTCTGGCGCATCAGTTGGAGAGAGAAGATTACGCAATGAAGCCTGTGGAGCTGCTGGCTCTTTGTACATAGCAGCGCCCTCTTGTTGTGCCATAGTCTCTTGTCCCGTCGATCCTAGTGCTCTCATATCAGGAATATACTTAGGCGCTTGGCGTCCACTTTGTCCATCTCCGCCAGTTCCCGAAATCTTTGTTCCAGAAAGTTCTGCCATTAGTCTTCATCCTCTTCATCAATAAACTTACTTGCATCAATATTCTTGGGAAGTTCAAATCTAACCCAAGCAGGATAGGATTCTTTGTCCATAATCAAACTTAAACAGATGTCTTCTGGAAATCCAGCAGCCTTCAGTGAGTTGTAATATTCGTTGAGCCAGATTGCATATACTTCAAGTTTTGTATGGTACGGATCTTTTACTGTACGCACACGCTTGACGGTCTTAACTTTCTTTTTAGGAGTCGCCTTCTTCTTGCGTGGTGCAGGCATATTCTCTCCTTAGATTGCTCGGCGCTGGATGGTGGTAGCTCTACCTGACGCTCCACCTGCTCCTGTCAAACTTGCTAGAATCTGTTGTACATCTGGTGCTGGGGTTGGTGCTGCTTCTACTGGAGAAGGAGCGCCTCCTACCGGAGCCTCAGCGGGAGCAGGGGACGGTTGCTCAACCATAGAAGGGGCAGCCCCGGCAGGAGGAACCTGTTGTTGAGGAGCGAATATGTCCTCAATAGCATCCTCAAGAGCCCGTCCCTTTTGTCTTGCCTTGATGACAGATGCGATTTGTCGCACAATCTCAGAAGCATTTCCACCTGTTGCAGCCATCTGTGGAATAGCTTGTGTGTATGCTTGTAGTGAACCAAGAAGAGATTGACGCATATTCTCAATCTCGATCTTCTCAAGTTCTTGAGTTACGTTGACTGTAAATGGAAGCTCACGCATAGCAAGATCCTTGGAGATTAGACCACCACCGAGAGCTTGAAGCATAAAGATAAGACCTTGTGCTGGGTTAAGACCAGCAAGCATACCATATCGGACATCGCACGAGTAGTCGTTCTTGATATCTTTCTTTGGACTGTATTCAATTTCGTATGGACTTCCAGAGTCAACACCACGGATTGTTTTAGCGTCAGGGTATATAAGTTCATCTACTTCAAAGCAGATTGATATGACATCGCGCAGTGCGCTAGCAAAGATAGCTTGTGCGCTTTTGACTTGGGTATCGAATGCACCCATAAGAGCTTGTACGCCTTGACCAGTGACGATAGAAGCGTCAATGTTTCCGGTACGACCTTCAGGGTAGCGAGCACCGGTGCGAAGTTCTTGATTGAGAAGGGTCTGCTCGGTAAATGCTCCAGCAGGAATGGTTAGCTCTACTCGACGAACACCTGCAGGATTTGCTGTTCGAATAATGGCGTCGCCACCAAGTTGCAACTCTTGAACATCTTGGGGAAGCACGATAGGTGCTTGTACTGACTTTTCTGCTGCCTCCATAGCCAAGAGGGCGAACCTGTTGCGTAGCAGCTGGATACCGATGATATCGTCAAACTGTCCACGCAGTTCACCATCGATGGATGGCTTGCGTGCAACAACGATCATCATCTTGCCCAATGGGTTCTTGGCGCGAGAAAGGACTAAGTTGCTCCTGGTTGGTAGGTAGACAACAGACTGATCTTTGTCGTAGTAGCGGATGAGCTCAAGCTGTTGCGTCAAATCTTGACGATAGCCTTGACGACCAAGAAGCTGTCCTTCAAACTCTGGGAACATAGAGACCAGTTCACCAATAGTCATCGTGTAGCGCTTTGCGAAAGCAACGCATCGTCCATAGCGATCAAATTCTGGGTAAGCACCCAGTGGGTTCTCTAGGCGAATGCGTGGCAACTTCGCTTCCTCGTCCAGTTCGATAACGAATGGGAGGAAACCGTAGGTTAGGTACCAGTCTGCTCCCGAGTACATCTGTACCGCGAGATCAGAGTGTGCAAAGTAGTTAGAAGCAATACGAGTGCGCTTGTCAGCAAAAGACCTCGCACGATCTGAAGTTTGATTCGCTGCCGAGCAGTTAACTGCCGGGAGGGGCGCCATAACTTCTGAAAGGTCTCGAGCAACAATATCAATAAAATTTGCAACGACATTAGCATCTACACCATCTGGAAAGAAATCAGGGTAAACAGAGGATATCTGTCCCTTGCGGACAGCAAGAACCTCAAGGTTGCGCGAATCGCGGTCTGCGTTACGAAAGCGAAGTGATTCAACTCGCGCCGCAATTTGCTCATCAGAGAGTGCCATTAGTATCCTTTGTTAAAAGTTATTTATTTTTCTGTTTACCGGATTTTGTATACCGGCGGCCCTGTAATACTGCTCCAGCAAGTTGACCTATCGCAGATTTTTCCTGTTTATTGGCTCTAATAGAATCTTGTCTCAATAAATTTTCTTGTTCAGAAGAACTTGGTTTTACCCAGTTACGGTATTTGTAGTCGCCTTCTTCTTCGTTAGCGTAGTTACGGGCTCTGCGGAATTCACCAAATTCCTTGATTACATTTTCCCAATAACCTTGGTCTTTTTTCTTGGCCATTGTAGTTCCTATCCGTAGACTTCTGACCATTGATCGGCGTAAGCCTCATCAAGGTTGATTGAACCGCGCTGTTGTTTCTGGAAGCGGGTGGACCAGCGGTTGTTCATCCACTTAGCTGTATTAGATCCTTGTTGCATCATCTCGCGGATGCGGATAACGGCAAACCATAATGCCATCACCGTATCTGTTGGGTTACGCGTATCGGCTTTCCACGTGATGAGCTGCTGAACCAAAGTCTTCAAGCCCTCAGAGCCTTCATTAGAAGGAAGCTCAATCAGGTTGTTGTCTTGGAATCTACCATCCCGTACTGTACCGAAGAGGCTTGCCATAGAGGCAACACCAAAGCTGGTGTCCCATTTGTTCTTACCTGTAAAGTGTGAGTTAAGCTGGCAGCCATACATCGAGAGCCAGTTGCGGAGATCATCATCGAGGGCATATGCCTTCTGGTGAGCGTTGATTTCAATACGCAGTTCTTGTGGGCGGTACTTTTGCACCCAGTCTTCTATCAGTCCACGAATCTTAGCAGGGCTTGGTTCAGTCATATTGACGCAGTCAAGGATGTAGATCATCCCATCAGCCTTGTTGTACGTAGCGACAACAGCACCAGTAGCACCAGACATAGCTGGGTCAAGACCTATAACCGTATAACCTTCAACAGACTTTGGATGACCAGCAGCTCCAGGCTTGAGTGGTCCGCGCTTTCGCATTCCGTTGACGCTACCTGCGATGCAGGCTGGGGCGAAGATGGAATCTTCTTGGACGTCTTCTTGCTGGTAAACCATTGCCCAAACAGAGGGCGCAACCTCACTACGTCGAGTGAAGAGTGATTGCCCATCCCACTTAGGATAGAGTCCGTCCTCGTTAGCTTCATCTACATCACCTTCAGGACGATCAGTCCAGGGCCATAGGGTTTTCCAGTTAGCTGGCTTTTCATCAAACTCGAGAACCGCCGGCATTGCCATATAGGTGAAGGGGCTCTTGCCACCTGTCCATTGACCACCGTCCCGGATCATCTTATATAAATCTATGGGAGCGACACGGGTTCCTACTACTAGCAGTTTTCCGTGCCGTCCCAGACGGGTGATTACTTCTTTCTGAAGCCATTCAATTTGCTTCTCCCACTCGTGGGCATTAGCGTTCATCACCACATCGTCGAGGATAATCAGATCGGCGCGTGCACCATAAATCTGAGATCCAAAGCCAAGGGCTTGTACCGTGGGGTCTTTCTCGCCACTATCACGGCCAGTGCCTAGGTAGATCATATCTGCCGACCAGGTATTGGAGTCAGCCTTGTAGCCACCCTGAGGTCCGAAGGAAACCTGAAGCTTTGTCCAGTTCGGATGAGAGAGCCTGGTCTTGATGGCCGAGAGGAACTTGCGGGCCATACCTTGAGTCTTGGAAACGATAATGATTCGGACGTTAGGGTCAGTTGCAATCCGGTAGGTCACGTAGTTGATCGTGATGACTGTGGACTTGGCGTGCTCGGGTGGAACGTTAATCAAAACTCGGTTGGCGTTGGAAACTTCGTAGGTCATTGCCGGGTGTACGAACCTCGGCTCCCTACCCTCAATCAGGTCGATCCAGGAGAGGTGATGGTCAAAGAGTTTTGTCTCCAGGAACTGCTCAGAGAAGTCCTCAAAGGAGATATCCTTGAGTTGGGTCAGGTCAGCCCTGACGCCCTTACCCTCGAGGCGGGCTTTGTCAGCGGCGGCTTTGAACTCAGGGTTACCCATCGACCATTGGCGGAAGGTGACGTCATTTCGCCCTACAGCCCTCATAGCATCGATGATGGTGGCCCCATTGGCCAGCAGTTCGAGTACCTGTTTCTGGGCTACATCCTTGGGGATGTCCTGCTTACCGGGCTTTCTACCCATCAGTCCCCCTAGGGCTAGAAACGGTTATATATCGGTCAGTTAAAACGGCAGA